ATAAGTACGATGATAAACCAGAGGATGAAGATGGATATCAAGAAGTTCAAGTCGGTGGCAGTGGCAATTGACACCTATAACTTGTTAAAGAAACTTGCTGCACTGGATGATAGGTCTGCAGGTATGCAAATAACATATTTAGTAAAACAAGAAGCAAAAAAGAGAAAGATAAATGCCAAAACTTAGTTTGATACAACGTCTGACAAATGAGATGTTAAAATTAAATAAGAAGGCGAAGCGTGACCCACGGACCAAGGATGAATACCTGGTTCGTGGCAAGCTTCATAGGATTGAAAATATAATTAGAAAACGATATGGTGATATATATTTACTAACGACACAAAATATAGGCAGTATTGTTGTAGACGAGGAGGGTAAAGAACATGATATGTTTCAATTGCAAAGGGAATGGATATCTAAGGCTAAATTGGGAAGCAGAAAAAAGCATTGAACAATGCAAAGTATGTAACTCGCAGGGCGAAATTAAGGATGATGAACACTATAACCAAACATGGTCAGACGGCATTACGGATGAGACAACCTCGTTCTATTATGGACCGCCACTTGACCCAGATGGGTTCAAAAACTACAAAATTTATCCCATCTCAACCGATTGCAACGATTAAGCGAGGGCAAGAGCCACCTTTTTAGTTGCGAACTTTTCATTTTTCAGTTAGGATTTGCTTAATGTAAAAAGTATCTTCGCATAGTTATTTTTTTTCATTAATTTTCCTTCCTAGGAGCCTCTCGTGGAGCGAAATGCCGAACTAAAAGAGGCTCCGAAAGATGAAAGGCGGTTAAAATGGGTAAATTCAAAGACATTGATTTAAGTATCAAGACCATTAAGGCATTTCCTGATTTAAAGAAAAAATTAAAAAAAGGTGTGATAAGCACCATAGAAAGCCCTGCCAAAAAATTTGTCGATATTAGAACTAGAGTTAAGAAAGCTGGTGGTTATGCCATGGGCGGTGAAGCGTCTGAATCAGTTGCAAGAGCTGGTATCCGTAAAGGAATTAGAGATAGAAAAAGAAAAGAATTAACGGACAGTCTTGAAAGAGTATATGGTAAGCCAAAAATTAAACCAAAGAAAAAGCCAAAAAAACAAAGAACAAAAATGACTAATAAAGAAGAATTTGATATTTTTCAGAAAAAACTAGGTAGACAGTTAGATTAATGTTAGGATTAGCGATTAGAGGTGCAGGAATAGCTTTACGTGGTGTTGGAAAAGCTCTTGCTAAAAGAAAAAGAATTAATAAAAGAAAAAAAATGGGTTTGCCTGGTGAATCTATGGAAAAAATGAGAGAATCAAGAAAAAGATTACTTAGGGGTAGAAGATAATGAGTCATGAAGAAATCCTAAAGCAACGAGACTTGCTAGACACGATCCTCGCCTCACGGACCAACCAATACGATAGAATTAAAAATATGCAAATTATGGATTCAATTTATTTTAAGAAAAAATTACCCGAGAATGTGGTTTTATTTCCGTTACAAAGGATAAAACGTTATGTACATCGCACTACCAGAGAGCCCAGTAAGAAAAATATATAAATGTGATAAGTGTGAAAACTATCACGTAAAATTTTACGACCCCAAATTAGACAGAACATATACTCCATTAGAATGGGAACAAATAGTTACGGATGGAAGAGAAGCATTGGATAAAGCATTGCGTCTGATCAGGGAAGATCCAAAGTTCTTTGGTTAAACACCCATCTCTATAGATGTTTTCTACCAAGTTGTTTGTATTTATATTTTATTAGACTACCAAGTAACAAGGTAACAAGGTAACAAGTAGCAGAATACTTACCTTTTTTGTTACTTACAAGGTAATTTAGAGGTAACAAGAAGTAACAAGAAACAAAGAAAACTCGATTTTTGTAGGTTTTATGGTAAAAATATATTATTCTGATAAAAACATCTATTGAAATGAGCGAATTAGAAGAAGTTAAATTACCTGAACCTTTGTCAGACATGTTGTTTGACAGGAAGATTACAGCTAAACAGAGAAAGTTTGTATTACTTCTTGTCCATTCCGAAGGTTTGAAAACAGCCACACAATGCGCATCAGAGGCAGGTTACGCAGCTGGATCTGCTAAACAGAGAGCTTACGAACTCCAGAATCCTGAGCAATATCCTTTAGTTGCAAAAGCAATTGACCAAGAAAGAAGGGCCCTAGTTGACAGGTATAAGTGTAGTCAGGAAAGATCTTTATCTACATTAGCTAGAATTAGAGATGCTGCGTCTGCTGCTGGGAACTATAATGCTGCGGTAGCTGCAGAGACTAGGCGTGGTCAGATAGCTGGTTTGTATGTTGATAAGAAAGAGATACTCACAGGCACAATTGACTCAATGTCAAGAGATGAAGTTGAGAAGAAACTACAAGAGTTGAAAGAACAATACAGTATTACGACCTCTTTTGAGGAAATAAAAGAATCAAAACAAATTGAAAATAAGTCTTGACTATGAGATACAATGGGATTATAGGGTATATAAGACTGGTTTCTGATAATGAAAACTCTTAAATGAGACTACAGGCTACCAGATGTAAAAACATACCTGTCCCAATGAATTGACATTGTGGGTATAAAATATGCCAGTCTTAAAAAGGAGAAAGTTATGCATGTAGATAAATACGTAGTTAATAACATTGGTACAAAGTGGACTAATGGTAAAGATAAAAAGAATCAGTTGCTCAATAGTCTTGATGGTACTGATGGTATTGAATTGAAAAAGTTAGTGCCTTTGTTAGAGCAGTGGTTTGAAACTGTTACTGGTGGATGGTCCGATAAAAAGGTTGAGTTAATAATTAATGTTAAAGAGGAGGACAGAAAATGAATTATATTTTAGGAGATAAAGTAAGAGTTCTTGGTCAAGAGTATGGTCAAGGCATGTATGATGTCATAGTAGATATTACTACTGACAAATATGCTATTGAAGATGGTTGCACTTACAAGAAGTGTGAGATAGAAAGTTATAAGGAGAAAGTATGAAACTTAAAGATATTTTAGTCTTTCATAAAGAAAAGATTATTGAGGGTGGAGAAGTTATTTTACTTGATGAAAATAATACTTTTTACAATATTAGACTTTATTTAGAAGAAAAGTATCCAAAGGTCCCGATTGAAATAGTTAATGAAGGAAGAGGCGAAAGATGAGTATAGTTGTAAAGTATGGTGAGTATTCTTCATTACCGATGTCAGAGGAATTATTTTGGAATCGAGTTGGTTGGCTTAGATATGCAATGTTAAATGCCGAGAGTTTTGATTTTAGATTAATTTACTTTCATAAATTACAAGCGATGATGAGGCATGTGCCATGATTCAAATTCTTGTATTGTTGTTTGGTCTGGCTGTTATTATTCATTGGAAGTTGTTTTTACTTGGTGGTATATTTTATTATTACTTTGGTTGGCCTTTTTGAAAAAAGAGACAAAGTTTTGGAAGCTAATAAAAAAGAATACTGAACATAAAATCCATTGGACTAGAATAGAATCTTGGGCAGGTCAAGGTATACCCGACTTGCATGGGATCTCAGAAGGCAGGACTGTTTTTGTGGAACTTAAAGTTACTGAGAGTGACCGCATTGATTTATCACCCTTTCAAAAGGCGTGGAATTTCAAGCACACTTTGCATGGGGGACGTTCGTTTATTATGCTTCAGCACCTCGTAGAGAGGTCACTCTACATCTTTCCGTGTTTTTTGCTCCATTGTCCATTGTCCATTACCCTCAAATCAGACCCCCATTACAGGGTAAAGCTCCCCGCACCCCCTGCAGCGTGGGATGCGGTTGCTGACCACCTGTTCCATTGTCCATTTCCATTGCCCGAAGCCCAGCCCACCAGGGATACATAAGGGATCTACCTGTGCAGCACACCAGGCAGATGGGTGTGTCCTGTGCAAAAGCATTTGCATTTGCCTCTTGACTATCTAATAAGATGGGACTATATAAGTAACAGGGGACGAGTCCAGTCAGGTAGCTCCTGACCAATGCAGAATGTGAATAGACGGGCGTCTGGCGTCCCCGCGCATAGAAAGGAAGAACGATGACTGAAGCATTAAAGAAAGATTGGGAGAAGACCTGCCAGGAGCGCATACATGAACAATGGCAGCAGAGGAAGAAAGATTTGGAAAGATATGGCACAGATTTTGAAGCGCTTAGTTTTGACTATGTAGAACCGCATACCTTCACCGACCAATTGGAGGGATACTGGCGTTGGCAGTTCTCCTGGGGCGGGCCCAGCGACGAGCTGCGTGCATATGTGAACTCAGACAAAGAGATCCATCGCCTTGAATACTGGTTCATGGACTGGATGGACGGTGCTAAGCTGGAGCTGCAGCAGGGATCAGAGTGGGAACAAATGCAGGAGATGATTGAGGCATGGGCATGATTTGGGCCATTGCATTACTGGCTGCAACGCATCACCCATACCTGGCGCTGATCCTGCTGTTGATCTACCTGGGCTTCAGAAGCATTCTTGGTCCCTGAACACTCCATTCCATCTCCATCACACCCACGTTACCCTTGTGTATAGTATAAGGGAAGGGAACTCCCCGTAGGGAGTTCTGGAAGTTCTAGTTGAAAAAAAGATTTGACAAGTAAAATGAAATGGGATATAAAGGGATAATTAACTAGAAAGACGAAAGGATAAAATAATGTCGAAAGCTGTTAATATATTAGAAGTGCTAGAAAAAGCTCATCAGAGCCAAGCTAGTGTTAGTAAGAAAAATAAACAAGCCATCATAGACGCCTATGGTCGTGCTTTAACTATGAAGAAAGTATTAGACGACTTCATAAAAGTAAATCGTAATTTAATCATTGACATGGGTATTGGCGAGAACGCTAACCTATTGCATGGAAAGGATTACTCATTACATGTATCGCAAAAGTTATCCGTTAAGGTTGACACGAGTTTGGTTAAAGAAAAACTTGGCGAGTTGGAATACCATAAATGTAAAGTGCCAACGCAATATAAACAAATACAAGCGTTGCCTAAAGAAGAGGCAACAGTTCGCAGAAACAAGAAGTCTACTATTGAAGAAGTAGCTGACTTCCGAATAACTGCATAGTTCCGATAAATGCCTATGTAGTAGGAAGGGGGATTGATTCCCCCTTCCATTATCCATTTCCCATTACAATCGATTGGTGTTTATATAGTATATAAGGAAAGCACTGCGGGGGGAGTTGCGGAAGTTCTGGTAGAAAAAAGTTTTCGATTGTTCTTGATTATAAAATTAAATGGGAGTAAAAAGTAATTAAGAAAGGAGAAATCAAAATGCCAGATAATGATGACTACTTATCACGTCAGTTGCAATTAGTTAGCCAACAGTTCGGTGTAACTAATACAACCGACCAACCGATTACTAATCAGCAACATGCTGATAATATTAATTGGAAAGCACTTTATAAAGTTCTTGAGAGTGAAGTTGAAACTATTATCCTTGACCCTAACTGTCCTGTTTATGTCAAGGAGTGGGGTCAACGTATCATGCAGAAACTAGCCGAACACTTACCTCGTAGGTAAGTTACCCACGTGGGCTGGTAAAAGGGCAGTTATTACTGCCCTTTTTTTATGTCCAATCACCTGCTGCCCAGAAAATTTGAGATGCAGCAACGCTGCTGCTGGAGTTCACCAGTCAGGTTATTACCATCACCAAACAACATCTAGGGACTTAAAACCGTTGACAATACTAGATATGGTTTTTGCCGACCCCCACCACACCCAATTTGCCGTGTCGCTGTGTGTGTTGTGTAAAGTGTAAGTTTTACACAAACAGAGATTATGATATAACTTTTTTATGATTCCAGAGAAAATCCCAACTGATTTATTAAAATACGAATTAAGGAATTTACAAATAAAAATGGCAGAGGAGTCCCGTTCCTCCTTTTTATTATTTGTAAAAAAAGTTTGGCCTGACTTTATTGCAGGTTCACATCATAAAATTTTTGCACAAAAATTAGAAGATGTTTCACGTGGAAAGATAAAAAGATTAATTGTAAACATGCCACCACGTCATACAAAATCTGAATTTGCTTCAAATCTTTTTCCTGCATGGATGATGGGTAGGAATCCTAAGCTAAAAATAATTCAAACTACACACACAGCTGAGCTTTCTTATAACTTTGGTAGAAAGGTTAGAAACTTATTTGATCAAGATGATTTTAAAACTGTTTTCCCAGACGTAACGTTGTCTCAAGATTCAAAGGCCGCTGGCCGTTTTACGACAAACAAAGGCGGTGAATATTTCGCAGCTGGTGTCGGCGGTGCAATCACGGGCCGTGGTGCGGACTTACTGATTATTGATGACCCACACTCGGAGCAAGATGCACTGTCCACAACTGCATTAGACAATGCTTATGAATGGTATACCTCGGGCCCCCGCCAACGTTTACAGCCTGGTGGTTCAATTGTTATCGTCATGACTCGTTGGTCTACAAAAGACCTAACAGGTAAACTAATGGCCAATCAAACAAACGAAAACGCAGATCAGTGGGAGGTGGTTGAGTTTCCTGCAATATTAAATGATGAACCCATGTGGCCTGAGTTTTGGAAACTATCAGAACTAGAGGGTGTCAAAGCATCTTTATCAGAACAGAAGTGGCAGGCACAATGGCAACAAAATCCTGTATCCGAGGAGGGATCTATCATTAAACGGGAATGGTGGCGAGTATGGTCAAAAGAAGAAATACCAGAACTAATGCATGTTATACAAAGTTACGATACAGCGTTCAGTAAAAAAGAAACCGCAGACTTTAGTGCCATAACCACGTGGGGTGTATTTAAACCCGTGGAACACGGACCACCGAACATTATACTTCTTGCCATGCGTAAAGGCAGATGGGACTTTCCTGATTTAAAAAAGATTGCTCTTGATGAATATCAATACTGGGAACCTGAAACAATCTTGATAGAGGCGAAAGCCTCTGGTATGCCCTTGACTCACGAGCTACGGCAAGTTGGGATCCCAGTGGTTACTTATACGCCTAGTAAAGGCAATGATAAGCATGTACGTGTAAACTCCGTAGCCCCGCTATTTGAGGCTGGTCAGGTATGGTGCACCGATGACCGTTGGGCAGAAGAAGTGGTTGAAGAATGTGCTGCTTTCCCTTATGGTGATCATGACGATTTAGTCGACTCAACAACACAAGCGCTGTTGCGATTCAGACAGGGTAATTTTATCCAGCTAGAATCAGATTATATGGATGAGCCAAAATTTATTGAACCGAGGGAATATTACTGATGGTAGATGATATATTTAACGTAGACGTGCAACCTCGCCCTTTAATCTCCGTAGAGTTTGGAGAGGGTGAACCAGGCACACTAAGATCCTCACCTGTGGGCTCGGGCATCGAACCACCGCCCCCTGACCAAACAAAAGGAGATGAGGCTTTCCTTAGAAACGTTTCAGCAGTTTATAATTTTTTAGCGCCTACAGAGGAACGGCAAGCTGAGCTTGATCAAATGACCGCCGACCGTAAAGATGTTTTAGACCGTATGGGTATATCAACTACAGAGGCTGCACAGATGTTAGGTTACGGTGATCCTCGTGGACAGATTTTACAAGACTTAGGCTTTCAGCCAAGAACAATTAAAGAAGATTTTGATAGGTTTAGAAATTTTATGTATGGTGCTCAACAAAGTGCATACAAGAAAAGAGCCGAGGGCGTTAGTCATCAAGATTTAAATTTAGAAGAAAAGATAGCATCTTTTATGTTACCTATAGATTTTTTAGATTTTACTGGCTTAGGGTTCGGTGTAAAAAAATTAATTCAATTTGGTTTAAAAAAGTTTGGTTCAGGTTCAAACAAAACTGTCATCGACTTAGCTAACGATAGCTCTATTGTAAATCAAATGTCCGATGCAGAAGCAAAAGATTTAATGAGAGACTTACAACCAGTGCTTGGTGGAGAGGCAAATGTATTTTTACGTTATGCAAAGAAACCCAAGCAAAAAAAGAAAAGAGCAGCACCAGGAATTAAAGAGCAGGCAGATGTATTACCTATAAGAGATTTTGATGAGTCTTTGATGTTTGGCAAACAAGCGGACGCACCTACTCTTAAACCGCAGACTACACCACTTACTAAAGATGTTAAAAAAGCTATTGCAACAAAAATAAATAAATTAAATTTAAGTAAAGCTGATCCAAGAGGCCCTAATCCTGTAAAACAAATATTTGATGAAGAAAGACAGAAAGCAAATTACCCGCCATCAAAGTCACCAATAAATGTACAAGTGAAATCACTCAAGAAAGATAATTTAATTAAAGATGAAAAACAGGCCGAAATAAAAAAATATCAACAGAAAAGATCAGGCGTTGCAGGTAATGTGGCAATGGTAGAAAAGCAATTGTTACAAAATGCACCTTTGGCAGAGAGTGCCCTTACACTTGCGAAAGAACTACAGCAACAATCAGAATCACCAATCGTCATGCCAGCTGTCACTTTTTACAACCAATTGATGAAAAAATTTCCTGATAAATTTTCAGATTTATCAGACAGCGGCAAACAAAAGGTAATCAACACACTTAAAGTTTTGAAACCTGAAATTAATAATTATTTAGCTAGAAGTGGTAAGGAAGTAGGAGGATTAAAATATAGTGACGAAACTTTAGGAGTTATCGAAGGCGGAGAAGAAGCTGCAAAAAGATCTGCACTTGTTACAAAGTTTAGAGATGCTTTTCCAGATGAACCAGTATCCTCTTTGTATGACCCAGAAGATTTACTTGGAACTGCTACAAGCGTAGGTCAAGTTGATTTATTACAAAACCCAAAGTTTAAATTTTATCAATTTTTAAATGAAACATTACCATTGACTGATTTAGATACTTTATTTGATACGGTTAAAATAGGAGATCCAACTGATTTAGCTAATCCAGCACAAAAATTATTTAATCAATTCAAAAAAGTAGAGGATGTTCGAAAAGTAGTATCACCTTTATTAAGACCTTTTCTTGAACGTGTATTTCCAAAAGAAGCTGGTGATAGAGCGTCTGTGCAAATTGCACATACTTTTGAAAAGTCAAAATTAAAACCACCTAAAAGAGAGGGAGCTAAAAAACAAATAGGTTTTGATCCTGAAAAATTTATTGGTCAAGGCGTCAATCCAGATTTTTTATATTTAGATATATCTCCTTACAATCAAGGCATACAAAAATTTTTAGAGAATCAGGCTAACCTTGCAGGTAAGAAAGGCAACTTTGAAAGATTAGCTGACATACAAAGACTCATGGAGCAGATGGGTGTAGAGGGACAACAAGCTGGTATTACAGTTGGAAAGAAAAGAAAACTTTCTACAAAACTAAAAGGTCTGATTATAGAATTACAAAAAGCTGGTGATCCTTTGCCTGAACTACCACAACTAAAAGAAGCAATAAAAATACTGGAAACTTCTGGTCCAGAAGGGTATTCTATAGGTGGTATGGTTGAAGACGACAGAATAAATATATTTGAAGATGATATGCCTGAAGGATCATTTGAGGTGGCTAGTTTAAAACTGCCATTTTTTAAAATGTTTGGTAAGCCACCAGTAAATGAAATAGCACCAATTCCAATCCCAAAAGAAAAATTAACAAATCCTACAAAAAAACAAAGTCAGTCTTTGGAGATTGAAAGACAAAAAGAATCAAGCATTTTTGACCCTACACCAGAAGACAAAATAGATTTGGCTGGTGAGACTGTAGAGGTTACACCTTACACTAAACAGCCTATGACATCTGTGTTTTACTCTGATATTGAAAGAGTATTATCCAGACCAGACACACCTGACACTTTTGAAAATAAACAAGCAGTTATTGATTTTTTTAATAAAAACAGAATAAAGAAAACAGAACTTGAGGATTACCGTATAGGTCCGTTACTTAAATTGTTTGATGATAATGCACCAATACCTAAAGCACAGGTCATATCTCAAGTAAGATCTGCTCCTATAAAAGGTTTAAAGTTACACGCAACAGGAATTGATTCTGAAATTATAAACGCAAAAGGTGATGTTGGCACTAGATATACAGGATATGCAGAGGAAGGATTTTTACCAAACTCTCAAAGAGAAAGAGTTCTATACATTAATAAAAAAGATTTACCTGGTGATCCTGGTGCTTATCCAGAGGGTATGTTTGGTGGTGAAAGCGTGCCTAGGCATGAGTTTGGAATTCCAAACGAAAATGATACGTACATTGTTGGCTGGTCAAGATTATCAGACAGAATGGGGGTTGTTCCTACTAAGTTAGAGGCACCAAAAACAAAATCAAATATACCTGGTCTTACCCGTGAAAGAGATAGAGTACAAAGACAACTTTCTGGTTTGTATGCTGAAGCAATAAACAAATTAAATAGAGAGGGTGTAAGAAGAGGTTTAAATCAAGCAGATTTAGATATCATAAATGATTTATCTTTGGAAAGAATGCTTGTTGATTATGGAGATTCTCTTAATGAAATAAGCCCTGGTCTAGTAGATCAGATGGATGAGCTGATTGTAAAAGCTAGAGATCTTGATACACAGATAGATACAGCCACAACACCTGATACAAGTGGTTTAACTCGTGTAGCTTTTGTAGATGAAATGCAATCAGACATCATGCAGAAAGCCACAGAAAGAAAACAACAATTAGCAGCTTCTTTACGTAAAATACAAGAAGAGGGAACAGGAGCAAATATACAAGGTCTTAATAGACAAGCACAACAAGTCTTAGATTTCTTTGAAAAAAACAAAACTGTTTTTAGACCACTAGCAAAAACTGAAGAAGAAGCATCTCAGATAGGTCAAAAAATAGCTAAGCTTGATGAGAGAGTTGATGAGATAGTAAGAAGCTACATTGATACGAGAGAAATATCTCCTGCTAATGTTAAAGAACTACAAACATTATTAAATGATAATATAGATGCTATGCTTAATGAAATACTTGAAATAGACTCAAGCACCGTTGATAAATTATTTCCTGATTTACCTTTTAAAAATAGAGATGAGTGGGCAGACGCACTTGTAAAATCCAACTTGTATGAATTAGCTTATAAGAAGTTTGTTTTGGAACAAGCAGATGCACCGTCGTATTATGCAATAACTCCATCTACGTTTGTTAGTAAAAGATATAATTTCTTGGGTGACACGTCCACTTCTGCAGCTGATAGAGCAAATGATAAAGCAAGAAGATTTCAAGCGTTTAAGGAAGAGGGGGCTTTTCAAGCTTCACGATTTAAAGGTATAGGTATGGCAGAGTTCTATGGTGGCCCTAAAGCCAAAGATGAAGCGGGTAAGCACTACACAAGCACATTAGAAAAAATATTAAAAAAACAAGCTAAAGAAAATAATTCTGAAGTTATTACCATGCCTGTTCAACTTAAAAAAGGATCTAAAGATGTATATCAAATTTTAGATCAAAATGACAATCTTGTTGCTACTTTAACAAATGAACAACAGGCAATTGAAGTTTCACGAAGTAATCCTAATTACAGAATTAACACAGTGGCTGCACCTGATGAAGGGTCCATGACTCCAGTTTTTGCTATCAAGATTACCAAAGAAATGCTAGAACCATACAAAACACACAAAGCGATGGGTGGACTAGTGCAATTAGAAGATATATTTGAGGGATAATGGTAGTAGATAGAAGAATTACAGGAACTCCTACAGCTGATTTAGATGTAGAATCCGTTACGGTAGAAACACCAAATTTAGATATAGAGGGTGTTGAAATGACAGAAGACGGAGGAGCTATAATTAATCCAGTAGAAGTTGCTCCAGATAATGAATTTGATTCTAATTTAGCTGATGTGTTAGATGAAGAAACTTTAAATGAAATATCATCAGATTTAATTGGAGATTACAAAGAGGATAAATCATCAAGAGAAGAATGGCATGACGCTTACGCAAAAGGTTTAAAATTATTAGGATTCAATTACGAAGATAGGTCACAACCTTTTCAAGGGGCTAGTGGTGTAACACATCCTTTATTATCTGAGACAGTAACACAATTTCAGGCTCAAGCTTACAAAGAATTGTTACCTGCAAACGGTCCAGTGAGAACACAGATTATTGGTAAAGCTTCTCCGCAAAAAGAACAACAAGCTCAAAGAGTTCAGGAGTTTATGAATTATCAATTAATGCATGTCATGGAAGACTTTGACCCAGACTTAGATCAAATGTTATTTTATCTTCCTTTATCTGGCTCATCTTTTAAAAAAGTTTATTTTGATTCAACATTAGACAGAGCTGTATCTAAATTTATTCCAAGTGATGATTTAGTTGTTCCTTACACATCGACTGATTTAGCATCGGCAGAAAGAGTAACTCACGTTTTAAGAAGAAACGAAAACGAAATAAGAAAATTACAAGTGCAAGGTTTTTATAGAGACGTCGATATCAAAGAGCAACCTAACGAAGAAAATAGTCAAATAAGAGATGCCGTAAATAAATTAGATGGTGTTAGATCAACTAGCACTGCTTACTCTAATGATAATTATACTTTATTAGAAATGCATTGTGAACTTGACATACCTGGTTTTGAAGATTCAGACGGCATTAAATTACCTTACATAGTTACTATAGATGAAGGGTCTCAAAAAATATTATCTATTTATAGAAACTATGATGAGAACGATTCTCTTAAAAAGAAAAAACAATATTTTGTTCATTACAAGTTTTTACCTGGTTTAGGTTTTTATGGTTATGGTTTAATTCACATGCTTGGTGGTTTATCTAGAACTGCCACTGCAGCTTTAAGACAACTTTTAGATGCAGGAACCCTAGCAAACTTACCCGCAGGATTTAAAGCAAGAGGACTTAGAATACGTGATGATGATAACCCAATACAGCCTGGTGAGTTTAGAGATGTGGATGCACCAAGTGGCGATCTACGTGCAGGTCTAATGCCTTTGCCTTACAAAGGTGCTGACGCTACTTTATTTCAATTGTTAGGATTTGTAGTGCAAGCTGGTCAACGTTTTGCCACAATTGCAGATCAAAAAATCGGCGATAGTGTTGCTGCTAATGCACCTGTAGGAACAACAATGGCCTTGATAGAACGTGGTTCAAGGGTCATGAGTGCAATACATAAAAGATTACATTATGCACAAAAAATAGAATTTAATTTATTAGCAAAAATTTTTAAAGATTTTACTGCACCAAGATATCCGTATGAGGTTGGTGATAATGCAGTTCCAAGTATTAAAACTTCTGACTTCGATGAGCGTGTTGATATTATGCCTGTGTCGGACCCTAATATCTTTTCTATGTCTCAACGTGTTACTTTAGCACAAACACAATTACAGATGGCACAATCAGATCCTCAATCACATAACTTGTACGAGGCTTATAAACGTATGTATCAATCACTTGGTGTAAAAGATATTGATGCAATATTACCGCCACCTAAATCACCAGCACCTAGAGACCCTGCAATAGAAAATTCAGATTCGTTATTAGCTAAAAAGATTTATGCTTTTCGTGGACAAGATCATCAATCACATATTGATGCACATAGAGTGTTTATGTCATCAATTTTGGTGCGTGCAAATCCGCAAGCGACAACAATTTTACAAGCTCACATAATGGAGCACGTATCTTTATTAGCAAGAGAGATGGTCGAAGCTGAAATACAACCACAAATACAAGCAGAGGCACAAAAATTTGGAGGTCAAATACCACCAGAGCTACAACAACAGTTCCAAGCAGAGATTGAAAAACAAGTTTCTGTAAAAGCTACTGAATTTATTGAAGAAATGTTCGTTGAAGAACAACAAGCGATGTCTGGTCAAGGTCAAGATCCTTTGATTGGTCTAAAAGAACAAGAATTACAGCTTAGAGCACAAGATATTCAAAGAAAATCACAAAATGACCAACAAAAAATAGAACTTGACGCTGCAAAATTAGATCAACAGGCAAAAATAGCGCAAGACAAAATAGATTCTAACGAAGATATTGCACAATTACGTGCAAATGTTAATCTAGATAAACAAAATGATAGAGGCAGAACTTAAATTAGCAAAATATTTTGACTCTTTGATGGAATTTGCAGAAAATTCTAGTCAAAGTGAACAAGATAGTATACTTTTAGCTGGAGCAATGATGGGAGCTGCAAAAGTTATCTATCAAAGACACTTACATCCCAACGAAGCTCAAAATTTGCTTGATCATAGTGGTTATGATCTGCTAAACTTAATTAAACCAACGTTACATTGATGCCAGAGAAACAAGCAAATAAGAAAAAAGGAAAAAAAGGAACAAAAGGTCCTGTAGGAGGTCCAAAACCTAAGAAAAGACGAAAAGGTATCGGCGATCTTTTAAAATTGAAACAACAAAAACCTTTTACACCTTTTGAAAAACCAAAACTTGAAAAACCAAAACTTTTACCTGAAAGAAAAGTTCCTAAAGGTGAAAAACCAAACATGTTGGACGTAGCTGGTGGAGCAAAAACTGTTAATGTAAAAGGTGGAGGTCTTATGGAAGCAACACAAAAATTAAAAGCACAAGGATTAAAGAAAGGCGGCTTTCCTGATCTAAGTGGTGACGGTAAAGTTACAATGAAAGATATATTAATGGGTCGTGGAGTAGTTAAGAAGCCACAGAAAAAAGCAGACGGTGGGTCTATTTTTAGAAAAGCCAGAGAGAGAAAACCTAGCGGTAGACTTACTGTCGATGATATTAAGAGAGCAACGCCGAAACCATCTATGACTCTTAAAGGTGGAAAATTA